ACGTTCGTGTGACCGTTCCTATGGCTTACTACAGCGAAGCTCGCCGAGTTACTATTGCCAGCACACTTGTTGCTACTGTCGATGGTAAGAAATCGGATGAACGCGCCGCAGCCGATGCAGCAATGAATCTTGCTGGTAACGTTGAGTTTGACTCTTTCCGTGGTTTGGACGACTTCTCCAATGCCGGCGTCTTTGACGGTAACCCACTAGCGGTTAACGGCGATCTCCCCAACATCCACGGCTTAAGCCTGCAGGTTCGTCAGTCGGACTATCAGGTCAACACTCGCGACCTGATGTTCTCGGAATTCGGTTCCGATGAGTCGGTTGTTATCGCGGTTGGTGGTGTTGCTCTTGTTCAGGGCAACATTGAAGATGCTTCACTACGTTCGGCATTGGCTTTCGGTACCGCCAAGAAGCTGATTGTAGATCCAGTGGCATTAGCTAACTACAACAAGATCGTGTTCGGCAAGGAACGTATTATTCTTGCCGGTTCGCCCCAGAATGCAACGGGTGGCGATCTTCGTGAACAGTGGGTTATGGGTGGAACCGTCAGTGTTGAAGCTTCCATGTTCCTTCGTGGTAAGTTCAAGCCGGCTCGTCCCCGCTCGAATGGTCCTGCAGCTCCGACTTTTGCTCTAGCCAACTCTGCGGCTGGCACAAGTCTTGCAGCTGGCACCTATTATGTTTATGTCACGACTGGCAACGAAGATGGTGAGTCGCCTGCGGCTGCTGCAGCTCAGACTGCTTCCATCACTGCCGGTGACAAGATCACGGTGACTATCACTGCTCCTGGTAGCGGTGTTGCCCGGTTCTACAATGTGTATCGTAGCGGTGTTGCTGGTACTGCTGCTCAGGCCAAGTTCGTTGGTCGTGTGGCTGCTGCTGCAACTGGTACCACGGTCTTTACCGATCTTGGCAACCGTATTCCTGGTTCTACTGCCGGTTACTTGATTCAGGATGAGGCGGCAGAACTTAAAGAACTCTGTCCGTACTCGCGCCTCAAGTTGGCAGTTACCCAGCTCGACAGCCCGGAAGCTCACTTCCGATTCTGCACTCTAGCAGTTTTCCAGCCCCGCAAGTTCGTGATTCTTGACAACATCAAAGGCACGATGTTCTAATAGTTAACTTCCTCCAGTTTGCACTAAGCCTAGCTCTTCGGATCTGGGCTTTTTGCATTTATAGATTGACAATATTGGTAATTAGAAGTACAATACTAAAATGAAAACGGTTTTTGTATGCAGTGCTTATGGTGGTCTAGAAGCCAATTTGGTGTTGGCTAGGGATTACTGTAGGTTTGTTACTGATAGTGGGTTAGCGCCCTTTGCACCACATCTTATTTATCCACAGTTTCTAGATGACGGTTTTAAGCAAGAAAGGGAACTGGGAATCAATGCTGGTTTGGCTTTCTTGGAGCTGTGTGATGAAATGTGGGTGTTTGTTAGGAACGGCGTTATTAGTAAAGGCATGCGTAAGGAGATAAACGAAGCGTCAGCTAATATGACCGTTATCAACTATTTTGATGTAACTAATGGTAAGGTGACACAAATGGAAGTGCCTGAACCCGACAATAACAAAACCACGCAAGCTCTAGCCGATGTAGCCGAATCTTTGAAAAACGGACAGACCTACGAAGAGGTAATGCGATATTTAGATTTCTTAACAAATGATACCGTAGAGCCTAACGAAACCATGGACAGGCAGTGGGAAGACAACTACAGGAATAACTAAATGGCTAAATGGAAGGCTACAGAAGATTACTATATCTTGACAGGGACCGATATTGAACTGGTCCCTGAGTATAAATCGCCTTATTGGTTTGTGGTAAACAAGTACGATGGAGAGAAAGCTTTAACTGACGCCCTACCGCTCAAAACCGCAAAAAAGGCTGGTGAGCGAATTGCAGGATTAAGGAATAAGTAAATGGACTGGACGAAATTTGAACAGGCCTTAGATCCAAAAGGTGTGGGGCGTAAAGTTCGTTTGGTTAAGCTTAGAAAAGTAGGCAAGATGTGGATTAGGGATGTCTGGTTCAAAAACAAAGAAGCACCAGCCAAGGATAGTGCTGACACCTTCCTAAGCGAACTAGAAGAATATGCCTGCAGAAGGGTCGTAGAAATTGGAGACGATTTATAAGTTAGGTAGGGATATCTGTTACTGCTCACTATGTAAGAATTGGCATCAGGCTGGGATGACATTACCCCAGTCGATACAGAAGTGATGGAATTTATTTATTAGTTTTGGTGGTGTTTCTTTTTACTGCCGAACAGACGTTAGTGTCGGCATGTTCTATCGATTGTTTATAGTAATCAATATTTCTTTGAGTAGCAATACCAGGGCCACCACATTTATTGCAAATAAATATAATTTGTTTGTCTTTTGGATCCCACATTTTATTTGATGCCCTGTCTAGGAAATAGATCTGTCACTATGTCACAAATTAGCCTTGTCCTTTCTCTTTGAGCATGGAACGGCTCAACAGGTGGAGTGTTGGCGTCATCAAAGTCTGGCTTGATGAGATTACGAATAGAGGTTTCTAGTTCTTGCCATTGCTTTTTGTCGTAATCCTTGGTCCCTACGGCTCTTGTCCATAGCACGTGTAGGAGATGGTGGGTTTTTTCATAGTTGGTCATAATTACCGTACCCTGCCGACATCGACGTTGTTTTCAACAGCTTCTTCCATGGTCATCGTGGTCATCGTATTCATGGCTGCGAAGTATTTGGGGCTCCTAGATCCATAGGTATTAAGCAATCGATCTTCTGCTTCAAACCTCGCTTCTTCCCTGCTGGCACCGATACCCCAGCAGTCATAACCGTCTTCAAATCTCTTGGAGCATGCGTAATATTGAGTCATTTTAGTTCTTCTCCTTTTCTTTATTATACAGGTATAGATAATAGTTGTCGGCTTCCAGATCTTCTAGCGTCATTTTACCAAACACCTCAAATTCTCCATAGTCATTAACAAAACCGCCAAAATGGGAATCGCGGCGTCTAACAATAAATTTCCTTCTAGCTGATTTTGACATTTTAAGTAATTCTTTGATAATATTGGTTAGGGTCATGGTTCCTTTATAGACTTATTTAAGAAGACTGTCAACGATTTTAGTCACAATCTTAAAGATATGAAATTTTCTGCCATTCCCTTGATTGACGCACAGGGTGTCAATGACTATGTATATTCTCAGCAAGTCGAATTTACTGCAGGAGATAGTGCCGATATCTATCTTCAGATGACCGATTTAGATAAAAACTTAGCCCAGCATGGTTACTATCCCGCTGGGTTAAGATACGTGCCAGCAACCGGTAGCACCTTGCAGATTACCATAAAATCTATAGATGTCAACCAAACTTTTATAAGATACGCAACGCAACCATTTACTCAAGATCCCAGTATTTGGATGTTTAGTATCCTCCCCACTGACCCCATTGGCGGAACCGTTAATATTACTTTACAGCTTACTGAGCCTCTACCTACTACTCACACCTACACGGTTTCCTTAAACGCCTTTATGCTCTGTAGGTAATCATGGACACCCCTGGACCCCAAGTTTATGGCAACGTGGCTCTTGCCGGCAATTTTACCGAATCTAAAATCGGGTTGGGCGGTATCTATCCCGAAAATGTCATTGCTCAGCCTTGGGACGATCTAGAACCGCTTATTAGCCCCGAGAAACTTAAACGCCAGCACCTCTGGGGCATTCCTTTGGTTTCGGCCATGGTAAACCCTTACACCCGCAAACCCGACGTGCTGGACAATGATCAAATTAAGGACATTATTACTGAGGCTGCTGGGCTTGGCGAATTAGAAAGCAAGCTGGACTTATTCCCCAAACAATACTTGGAAAAGCAACCCTTTGACAGAGCTACTTATGAGATGTTTGGGTACTTTCAGTTACGGCACAGACCCTGCTCAAGCTTGGAAAACCTAACGATTACGCCAAGTAACGAGTCTACTGTGTATAGTATACCTACAGAGTGGGTGGATGTGGGTCTTTTGCATCAAGGACAAATTAATCTCATTCCACTCACCATTGCTGTTAAAGGAGGCGGGGCAATGCCGGTTAATGGTGGGGCCGGTGGAGCTTTCTTTTTGTCTGTTTTTGGAAACCGCGCCTGGATTCCATCGTTTTTTGAAATCACATATACCACGGGCTTCCCCCAAGGCAAGATTCCTAAAGTTATAAACCAGTATATCGGCGTTATAGCAGCAATGGAAATCTTATCAATGCTAGCAACGACTTATGCTAAGAGTAATTCAGCAGGTTTGTCAATTGATGGCTTGAGTCAAAACCAGTCATTCCCAGGTGGCGAATTATTTGGACAGCGTATGAAAGAGCTAGGGTCTAAGAGAAAATGGCTTCTACGCAAGCTCCAGTCTTCGTTTAATATGTTGATTGTGACTGACAACGTATAGCATGGCCAATCCGGTAGTATCCCTAGTTCTAATAACAGACAACAAGGGTCGAGTGTTATTGGGCAAAAGAAACGA